GAGACTTCATTTGATCCTGAAATAACATTGTCAATAGTAATAGTATTAATGGCTGCTTTTTCACGAGTCCACATATATATAAGTCCACGTTCAGCAAATAAAACATGAGAATTACCTGTAACGCTTTTTTCAGCGCTTAGCATTTCTTCCCACATTTGAGCAAGTGATTTATTTTGAAACACCATTTTAGGTATTTTATAAGTAGTTGGTTGTATGCTTCCGATTGGTAAACCGAACTTATTTAATTGTTCAATAATAACATCCGATGCTGTTTTATCTTTAACTATAATATTATCAACGTTTTTAGTCGCATAAATAAGTTCATCATAAGCAGTAAATGATTCTTTACCATTCTGATCTATATTACGCTTAAATACAAAACCTCTAAAAATCTCAACATCATTATAATAAAGAAATACCATATTGCCTACATCAAAATTAATTGTCCTAATACCTTCACTCAAATCAACGGAATTTTGAAGATCAACTTCAATTTTTCGAGGTAAGGTGTTAATATCACCGCTCCAATTAACACTTAAAACCATTTCAGTAACATCATTAGTTACAGAACCTTCACTATTCAAAAGCATCTTAATCATTATGGAATCACCAACTCTTGACCTGGTTTGATCATATTAGGATTAGCTCCTATGATTGTTTTATTAGCTTCATAGATAGTATTACCTTTAGAACCGTCACCATAAAATTGTTTAGAAATCTTCCAAAGCGAGTCACCTGAAACGACTGTATACTTTTTAGAGGAACTTGAATCTGATGAATCAGACGAATCAGGACGAGATTCTCCACCTGTAGGAGCAACAACTTCTTCAATAGTCTTAATCTCGATAGGTTGAAATTCTTTTAATTCCAAAGTATAGTCAATATATCCTACAGATCCACCTTTTTCTTCCCAGGTGAAATCACGAACTGTAACCAAGGTATTGATGCCAGCTTTTGTTACTTTAAATCGCAGGACTGTTAGTTCATTCATCCATTTCTCAATCTTTTTTACATAATCATATGAGTAGAAAAGATTCATTTGATCTCTTGCTCTCATTAGACCCATAGCTCCATAAATGGGACCTGATGCCATAGTAGGTAAAAAGAATGAGGTTAAAGTGAAGGTTCGGAGATTTCGACCGCTAAGAACAGTTTTCTCATCACCATTTGCTAGGATAATATCCTCAAAGTTATTTGATTTCTTATACCCAATTTGTGGTGGAGGTACAGGTAGTGGGAACTCATCATCGCGATTCTTTGACAACCAAATTTCCATATTCATCTACCTCTCTATTTATTGGCCTTCTCTTCTGCTTCTAAATGAAGTAGAGTTGAGGCGTATATGAAATTCTTTACTCCACGCGGTTTTGCGAAGATTTCATCAGGCATATGACCGTGTTTTTGTAAAAGATAATGTAACATACTCGCCTCAAAGTCCTGCTCAATTAGTTTTTTACGTCTTCGATCATTTCTTCATCAGATTTGTCAAAACCGTTTAACTCAGCGATTTCGGAAAGCAGATACGTTACTTCACCGAACAGTAGACGTTTTTTAATAGCGTCAACTTCATCGGCAGCACCAAGGGCCATAAGCAAGTTTTCATCATTCCATTTTGGCTCTACACAAGCAGCAGCGATGGACAGGTAGTTAAACATTTCTTCATTAAACACTTTACCGGATTTGGTTAGTCGAGTAGACCGTTGAGTAATTACTGTAGCTTCAGCGGGGGTAAGAGCCTTGAGTGTAAAATCAATTCCAAAGCGTTTCATAGGAACTTTCTTTGTAACATCGTTAGTTGGGGCCAAAAGTGCGGTTAAAAAGTCATTATTAGCTGTTGTCATAATTATTCTCCCTTTGAGTAGCCTTCTGGTATGGCTTTGGCTCTCTTTTTTTAGATATAAAATTCAAATTTTATATTCTTGCTAATTTCATAAAAAAATAGGGGAAGGAACTGAATTCCCTCCCCATTTCACTACTAAGCTACTACATCGTTAATATCGTAACCCGCGAAAGTAAACGAGAACTCTTGATTAGCGATTTCACCTGCTGTGAATCCACCTAGAGGAATGTTAGTGAAAACTACATTCTTCAGTGTTACACGATAAGTCTTACCAACATCAGGATTTGTGTTAGTAATTACGAGTTGTGTACGGAACTCGACACCGTTTTGAATGGAACCGATTTTCTCGATTAGGGAAGTGTTAACAAATACGCCTTTAAGCGAACCTGTACCCTTTAGACCCATATTACGAGAAACAGCCCACCATTGACCAAGCAAATTCAGATCAGCTTGGTTGATCTCAACGTTAGCTTCTACCGAAGTTACGTTAGTAAGCCATACGCCGTCCATGTGAATTTCCGCATCAGTACCGCGGAAAACCGTTTGAGGTGAGATTGCCATTATCGTATTACCTCCTTATAAGATTAAACAGTTACTGTTAAGTAAACATATTCGATGGAATCAAGGAATCTCACTGCAATATCAACATATAGAGAATCACCTACAGATGGATTGGTTTTACTCAATTCAGCTGTAAAGGTGTTATCAATTACATTTCCATTAGCAAGTGTTTCCAAGTATGCTTTAATTGCATTCAACACTGCAACTTGACCATTAATGTTGTTCGTAACTTTACCGATATAATTCTCTTTAACAGCAGTATTAATATCGTCAATTAGTGCTTGTTTAGCACGAACAGTACGGATCTTGTTGAAAGGAGCTGTACCCAATGTCAAGCCTTGCTCGATACGAGGAACGCCACCATCCATAACAGTTACAAGCACACCAGAGGTCAATAGATCTTTAACATCTACAGAACGGTAGCGAGTCATAACTTCAGCGAATGGAACATCCTTGTATGTCAGAGAACCATCAAGACCTGTGCCAGCAATTAGACCTGCAATGTAAGCAGCGTATTTATCTGCAGTAACATTGGAACCGTCAGGGTTTGTGACACCACCACCGACAAATACGATATATTCATCAGCTTTAGCCGCGGCGGCAGTTTTAATACTTGCAACTGTTCCCTCAGTAGCTTCATCTGCAAATACACCAATGAAGTTCATACCGTTGGTTTTGCAAGCTTTCAACCATGCGTAAGCAGCGGTATCAAGAGTCGCATCAGAAGCAAATTCATTCACATATACATGGAATTCATAAGTTTCCAATTTTTTCAAAGCGTCATCCCAAACTGTTGCAGATACAGGAGCTGCTTTAGTAATAGTTGAAACAACTACTTCAGATGCACCGCCAATTAGCATTAATCTGATATCTTCAACATTTGCTGAACCGAATAGTGCTGTAGCTTGGTCCATGCTTGTCACACGGTATACTTTATTAGTTACAGCTGTACCAGTGAAATTAGTTTTAATTGTAGCTACCTTAGAGCGAGCGCCAGAAGTGATCGCAGCAAGGGCAGCAGATACGAAACGCACATAAAGACCAGGACGATCGCCAGCGGATTTATTAAAAACTCCACCTGTAATAACCGAAACTGCCATTCATTATCTCCTCCTATTAATAACTAAGCTTGGCCTTGGAAGAACTTTCCAATTAGCTCAAACTCTTGAACATTTAAGTTATGGGTTGTCTCAAAATCAAAGTTGATTTCAACACAGTAGATCTCATTTTGGTCCACAGGAATATCAATAGACTCAATTCTTTCAATACGGATGAATCTAGAAGATTCAGTTCCGTCAACATTGAGAATAGGAATTTTCCTACCGTTTTCAAAAATGTTACTTGTTAAATTGAATGCTTTGTTTTTCAATTCAACTTCATCTTTTCCAAAGATTCGTACATAAAGAGTTACATTATTAATGAAGAAGAAAGTGTTGATAGGAGTTGTGTTAATATCACACTTATTCACTAAATAACATGGATACTTCACGTCTTTAGGAACCTTTTGTACATAAGCATTCATTGGCTCAATTTTTACGAAGTTGGCAACAACAGATTTGATAAACTGTTCTAACATTATTGCACCTCACTTCTTTGAGCATAAGCTAATAACATATTATTTTCATCCTTTACTACCATGTCAACTTTGAATTTTCCATGGATAGGAGAAATAATATAATCTTCAACCTTAACAGGAGCATCAATACTAAACTTGACAATCATTGAGTCATGTTCTGTATCAATATTCTTATCATCCAAAAACCTATTTCTATCAGATGAGAAATAACATCTAATACCTACATAGGAAGGAACGTCGAAGTCATAATCATATTTGTAGGAAATAATTCCATATTGGTTTACTTCGATTTTGTTCATAGAATATACTGAAACAACATCTCTGAAGAATTCACCATCGGTTGGTCCAGGTATGGAACCTACTCCCGTAACAATCTGTTTACCCATAATTTCAATAAACCTTTTACTTTCATAAGAGGGATCTTGCCATGAGAAGATTGACAATGTAGTATTTTTCCACTTTAACCTGTTACCTATATTTAAAAGTGAGAAGAGAGCGGTATGCTCTCTCATCATAATTTTAAACCAATTGTCCGATTCACTTCGTGTGAAGCCGTCTTTTGAGACGTGAGCCCATACAGTGGTGTTGTCAGAGTAAGTTCCATCGTCATTTAAAACTTGAAAAGTAATCCGTTCCTTCATCTTGGAAAAGTTAAACTTTTCTGGATTATACTTTGACATCTACTCACCCCATAGCTGATTTTGCTTCATACAGTTTATTAAACAATTTATCGGCGATCTCATCAATATCAGATTCCTTGCGAACATGGAAAGTGTTACCTGTTACTAAAAGGTCACCCATTTTAGAACTTTTATTTTCCTGAGCAGTCATTACTCGTTCGCCTTGGTGAAGACGTGCAATATAACCGTTATAAGGAACATAACCTAAACCATTTCTATGTCCTATAGCCCGATTAATCCGACTATCAACTCGACCATCTTCAGCGGCTCTCTCACGAGTATCAGCTGTATCAGGCATTTCCATCAATGATAGTTTAGGAATATTACCACCGAATCCAGGCAACTTATTCATCAAACCGATAAGTTTGTTGATATAAGGTACGGACCAGTTATAGACACTTACGAGAGCTGTTTTCCAACCATCCCAAACATCTATTGCCTTCTTCTTTACAACATCCCAGTGACGGACAAGCAAAATACCAGCAGCAACTAATGCAGAAATACCTAAGATAATTAATCCGATAGGGTTAGCAAACATTGCGGCATTTAGAGCCCATTGAGCTACAGCAACAATTGAAGCAGTTGACCTATATATTAAAAATGCAGTATTTAGCGCTTTAATAGCAGGTACGAGAGTAGTTAGTATACTAAATGTTAAGAATGCGCCACCGAGTGCTAAAGTTAATGTTTTAGCTTCCTCATAGTGTTCATTAATATACGCTGCTATATCTTTAACAATAGTGAAGCCTGTTTGAAGAGTATTATTAACTCCAGGCCAAACACTGTCAATATCATTAGCAACTTTAGTTAGAATACCACCAACTGAACCAATAGTAGCTTTGATATTTGGCCATGCCTCACTCAAAGTATCTTTAATACGATTGAATACATTCATAAACGGTTGAGCTTTGGATTGAATTTTACCCGAGGCAAAAAGATCCATTACGTTCATGCTAAAACTCATGAACTTATTAGCTAACTCACCAAGTTTTTTACTTGTATTCTGAATCATACCATTAAACTTTCCATCATCAAATGCTTTGTTAAACCTTTGAAGACTTGGAAACATTGCTTCAACGATACCTGTAGCGGATTGACCAATACCACGTTTAATCTTATTTTGAGCCTTCTTAAATTCCATTAAAGGCAATTCTTTCATGCTCATGATACCAGCTTCAGTAAAACCTGTTTGATCACCCAAGATTTGAGTCAACAGTTCCGCTTGTTTCATCGGATCTGTAATCTTTTTCAAAGGTTCCAAAGGTTTCTTCTGTAACTCGAATCGGTTTACGAGGGATTTTGTTTGACCAGATGCTAACTCCCTCATAGCGTAGGCAGCACCTTTTAGTCCTTGGTCAGGGTCAATTGTAGCAAGTTGTTCAATCGTCAACATGTACTTTTTAACTTCATCTGTGTTTTTAGCCTTACGGATAATACCACGAAGAGCTCCAGACCATTCTTCCGGACTGTAAATCGTACCTGCAGCGTAGTTCTGAACGGTGTCGTAGTAAGCGTCACCTTTGTCTTTACCTACAACAATCTTCATAGATTCACGGTCATAGTTTTGTTGCATGGAGTTTTGTACAGCATCTTTCAATATTGTACTTCCTCGTTCAGCAACACCTCTAAGAGCTGCGATACCAACCAAACCATTTGCTAAAAAGCTAATGTTTTTGAGTTGACTTGCCATTTTACTCAAAGAACTATTCCCTCTATTGAGTTCGTTATTCATTCGAGTTAGTTGAGAGTTTAGTCGAGCATTTGCTGCAGCTAACTCATTAAATGTCGCTCGTCGTGAACTAAGTCTATTCAAAGATTGATCTGTTCTTGTTACATCTTGTTGTGTACCACGAAGTTTTGTTATAAAACCCGCAATACCGCTCTTCATAGCATTAAAAGCATTTACAGCAACACTTTTAACCTTATTTAGATCGTTTGACAACTTTTGTACAAATACAGAACTGTTTTTCCAAAGAGTAAAAGCAATTGTACCTTTAATAATTGCCATTCGGACACCATTAAAAGAACTTTCCACTGCCTTAATACCTTTTGAGTTTCTCACAGTATCGTACATCTTTTTCGAGAAATCAGATGTAGCCATTGCAGCGATTTTAATGTCTGTACTTAATGTACGGAAGATTTTTGAGTTAGTGATTTGAGATCTAATTGATAGACCCAAATCTCTCATACGTCTTGCTGCATCAGTTACCTGTAGACCTAAAATACGAATATCTGTGTAAACTGTTCGGAAGATACGAGATGTCTGCTGAAATAATTTAGTATTCCTAAACGCTTCCAACATATGTGAACCTAACATCTTCAAACTATAAATTGTACCACTCAGGATAACTCTCATAGTATTGAAGGTAGTACTTAACATTTTACCAGCAGCATATGCTACAGCTGAATCTCTTGCAGCAGTCATAGCAGCTTTTGCATAATAACCTAGAGAGTTAGTAGCATCTTTGGTGGACTTTGTAACCTTTTCATTACCTTGTCCAGTTCGAGCGAGCTCGCTATCAAGTCTCCTTACGCTTCGTTGAAGTTGTTCGGAAGCCCTAGCAGCTTGGTTAAACTGCTTTGACATATTGTCCCTGGCGTCGAGCATAACGCTTAATCTACTAAATCTTTTTGAAGCCATTAGTCGTTACCTCCCTACCTTTAGACAGATCCTTTCCTTCTCTTGCGTTTCTTTTGCCGTTTTAAAAATGAAGTATTTTGAACAATTAAATCGAGGTCACGGGCCATCTTATCGGTGAACTCTCTTTCAATAATGTTTAGAGCAGGATTGAAAAAGTGAGCACCTTCATAATACTCATACCTTTGATTTTCTTGTTTTCTTCGTTTTTGTCTTCGATAGTCCTTTTTGAAACCAGGTGGGACAATAGCATGTCCTGCGTCTACCATTCCTGCATAATAGAGAGCAGAGCCAAAAACAATATCAGTCTCACCAACGTCATAGACACATTTCCTATTGCCTAAAACGAAGGAATCTAATAACTGACCTGTTCTTTCTTGTGTTCTCAACGAGGCTTGATCATGAAGCGTCCAAAGACCTTCTTCTGCAACCTCATGCATGGTAGCTAACATAGCATCAAATCCATCGTGACCTAAATCAGCAAGATGCTCGACAAAATCATGAAATTCCTGTTTATTATATCTGACCCGGTAAGCCATCTACAACACTTCCCAATTTTCCTTAAAAGGTTCTTTGTGAGCGTCGATAATAGCACTTACTGCGAATTTAATTTCATCACCTAGAGTACCAGGAGTCTGTACTTGACGATTCTCATACCAATGAGAAATGATCATTAAACAAGCAACAGTTAACTCATCAGGAGCACCATCAACAGTATTGAATCTGTCAGTAACCTTATAACCTAACATAGTGTTAATATAAGATTGTGCAGCGAGCGTTAGAGCCGAAATAACATTGTCGTCTTCTGAGAAGTCAACCTTAAGGTATTCTTTTACATAGGGAAGATCAAGTTCGTTAATTTTTACGCCAATTAACATTACTTATCACCATCTTCTTTAGTTGTGCGAGCTTTTTTAACAGAGGGTTTCTCCTCAATAACTGTTTCAGCATAACCTGCAGAAACCAAACTCTCAGCAACTTCCTTATTCTCAACAATTGCTTCATCGCCAGTGTGAACAACTTGATCTAGTTCAGCTACAAATGTGCTTTGTAGGAATTTTAACTTCATTTTGACTCACCTCCGGATGATAAAAACATGATTTCATTGTATGGATCCTACAGGACTTGAACCCGTAACTGCACAGTCATGAGCTGTGGCTTCTACCATTGAATTAAAGATCCATGGCACAGACTGATGGAATCGAACCACCGAAAGCAGGTTTGGAAGCTGCCGTGTTACCACTACACTAAATCCGCAAATAGTGCTCACACTCAGCAGTGAGCCGCCAACAGGGAAGGGTGGGCTCGAACCACCGCATGGACGGGTAACAGCCGTCTGCATTACCACTTTGCTACAACCCTAAATTGTAAGGACTATTACCTAGTACCTTACAATATATATGTCCATTTAAGGACTATTTGTAAACCAATAAATAGAATAAAATTACAAAATTCCTTTATCGATCAACAACTTCTCTAACCTGGTTAATTTCTCTTCAGTTGATTCCACATATTCATAATCAGGTGAGGGCTCATCAGGACCAATGGTTTGTAGAGTTTCTCCAGTTATTGGATTATATACAATATGAATGCCCATTTTAGTTTCCTCCCCATTTATGTATCTCAATTACATATCCATTAGCCATTGGAAAGCTAGCTACTATCGCGGTAATTTGAAAGTTTGATAATAAATCAAATCTTCTATTACCAGCTTCATTAACTCCGAATACTGCCCAAACTCCTGTGGAGGCAACCCAATAAGTATTGGCAGACCTAACATATTGCCCAAGCAATATTTGTGAGCTAGGTTCATATTTCCAATATGCTTCTACAAACTGATTCATAAAATCTTTTCCATCAAGAATGGCAGTTATTGGTTGACTATATGCTCCACCATCATGAGATCCTTGTAGGTTGAAGTATGTTTGACCTGATCTATTCCTAACTCCAAATCCTCGTAGTAAAATCTCATTTAAGTTCAACCCTGAAAGATCAATGGTTACAGATGTTGGCTGATTTACTTCAAAACTAATTTTAGAAACATCTACTGTTGAATTATTGGCATGAGGATAAGATGTCAGTCTTGTTGTTCCGTCTTGTATATAAAATGTTGTATCGCTAATTACCTCAAGTCTATGAACATTAGTTTCCAAATATTCTCTTGGAATACTGTTATTTGCATAGGTCTTACTAACTGGAACGATATTAGCTTTTATTGTTCCATTAGCTCCTAAGAGAGTATTAAGTGATTGGTTGGTAGTCCAAACACCAGTTGACATATTAAGTGACGTAGGTTGAATAACTATATTGCCACTATGAACATATCTCGCTACAAGTGTACTTCCACCACCGCCTGTACCCGAATCTCCAGGATCACCTTTTGGACCTTGTATCCCTTGGATGCCTTGTATACCCTGTTCTCCTTGAGGACCTACATCTCCTTTGTCACCTTTGTCACCCTTAACACCTTGTATCCCTTGAGATCCTGTGTCTCCCTTTGGACCCTGAAGTCCTGTATCACCTTTAGGTCCTTGAATCCCAGTAGCGCCTGTATCACCTTTAACTCCAGGAATACCTTGAGGACCTTGCAATCCCTGTAGTCCTTGAGCACCAGTATCACCTTTGGGGCCTTGTATACCCTGTGAACCTGTATC